GTTGGCTCTGACACGGTTCACACGTTCAACAGCAGTGGCACGTTGACGGTTACGGCGATTGGCGGCGGTGGTGGAGCACAAACTCTCACTCCGGCGCGCTTCGACAACAGCCAGACCTTCTACGCCGCTACAGTTTCGGTCGGCGCGGTCACGCTCACGCCTGCGCTCTTCACTAACGACAATACCTTCTACGCTGCCACAGTTTCGCAGGCTGGCGGCGCACAAACCTTAACGCCTGCGCGCTTCGACAATAGCCAGACCTTCTACCCGCCTACGGTAACGGTCGGCGCGGTTACGCTTACTCCGGCGCTTTTCACCAACACAAACACCTTCTACGCTGCTACAGTTTCGCAGGCTGGCGGCGCGCAAACACTAACGCCCGACCTGTTTACAGATGGCGACACCTTCTTCGCTGCCACCGTTGGGCGGGGCGCGGTCACTCTCGCACCCGCGCTATTTACTGACGGCGACACGTTCTACGCGGCGACTGTTTCGCTAGGCTCTGGGCCGCAAACCCTAACGCCCGACCTGTTCACCGATGGCGACACTTTCTACGCCGCAACAGTGACGCGCGGCACCGTAACGCTTAGCGTTACACGGTTCGACAATGCCAACACGTTCTACGGCCCGACTTTAACTTCACAGCGCACACTAACGCCTGCACTGTTCACCAATACCAACACGTTTTTCGGGCCTACGGTTACACAGGGCGCGGGCGCTCAAACACTAACGCCGAACCTGTTCACGAATGCCAACCAGTTCTTCGGGCCGGTTGTATTTAACCAAACGCAAATAATCTTGCCGCCCCTGGTGGCAAACGATAACGGGTTTTTCGTCGCTGTCGTGAGTTCAAGCAACGTAACCGTTCTGCGGGGCGTTAGCCGGTCTGGGCGATCTGCACCACTACGCGATGCTCGATCCGCAACTGTCGCGCGCAACGTATCAAGCGCACGCGGCGCACGCACAGCAAGGTCAAGGGGGCGATAATGGCTATTTTCTGGTCTGCCAAAACGCCGACGCAGGTTATCCGCTATAATTGGTTGCCTGATTTGTTGGCTGGTGACACGCTGGCATCGGTAACAATTACGGCGACCGGCGCAACGATTGATCTCAGCTCGTTCGATCTGGATAGCGTCTCCGTCCTAATATCGGGCGGGACGGCGGGGGAAACCGCTAGTTTCGCTGCGTCGGCAACCACTGCTGAGGGCGAAACGCTTACCGAAACGATCTACCTGCCGATTATCGCCAGCGCGGCACAGATCGCACACACGGCGCGAGAATATGCGACTTTCGCCCTGCGGCGCGTGATCGGCAACGGCGAAACGCCAAGCGCGGATGAGATGACCGACGCGCTGGAGCGGCTAAACGCAATGGTGGCAGAATGGCGCGTGCGAGGCGCTGACATTGGCGCAGCGTTCCCGATTGTCGCGGAAACGGTGATCTATTGCCCCGACTATGCGGCCTCGGCTTTGCGTTACAACCTGCTGATGGACGTTGCCAGCCTTTACGGCGAGCAGGTATCGCAACACGAGGCACTAATGGCGCGCAATGGTCTGGTGCAAATTCAGCATCGGAATATGCCTGAAACCCGCACCACCGAGTATTTTTAATGCCTGCCCTTAGCTTTGGCCTGTCCTCATACGAACGGGCCGAGGGCGACCTTCCGGGGTTGCCTGCTGTCAACATGTATGCCGAGGAAACCGCATCGGAAGGCGTTGTGCTGCAATCGCGGCGCGGGCTTGCCGATCTGGCGGCGAATATGGGCGCAGGGCCGGTGCGGGCGCTGTTCAAGCGTGACGGGGTGGTCGCTGGCTCGCAGTTCGGCGTGAGCGGTTTGGCGCTGTATCAGGCGACAACTAGCCGGGGGACGGTGACAGGTTCGGGGCCGGTTTCGATTGCCGGGAATGAAACGGGCATTCTGGTTTGTGCTGGCGCATCGCTGCACAGCTACAACGGGACGACCTTTGCGACGGTTTCGCTGCCCGATAGCTTTAACGCAATCAAGGTGGTGGAAGGCGCATCGCGGTTTGTCGTGATCCGCGCCAATAGCGGGCGGTTCTACTTCACGCCGCCGCTTGCGCAGACGTTTGACGCATTGGACTTTGCCACGGCGGAAAGCGAGGCTGACCAGCTTCTTGACGCGCTGTTTCTTGACGACATCCTGATCCTGTTCGGCAAGGAAACGGTCGAGTTCTGGCCAAACACGACTGACAATAACCTGCCGTTTCAGGCGTTGGAAGTGCGCGTTCTTGAGCGCGGCATCAGGGCGACCGGCTGCGCAACAACGCTAGGTTCAAGTTTCGCGTGGATCACTGACCAGAACACGGTTTGTTTGAACGACGAAAACGGCGTTATTTCCAATCCTGGCATTCAAGAGCGCCTGTCCGCTTCGACGACCGCCAGCCTGTTCAATTTCTTCATCGACGGCACTGAGTTCCTTGCCTGCCGGATGGATGACGAAACTCAAGTGTATAACACGCGCACAGGCACTTGGAGCCAATTCGAGACTAACGGCGGCAATTGGGCCGCAACCTGTCACGCGGCGGGCGTGTTCGGTTCTGCGGACGGCAAGACGCTGGCCTTTGGTGATGACTACCTTGAATTGGGAGGGGTTCTGGAACGGCGTTTCAGAGGCGGGCTGCCTATCAATGGCGGCGGGGTGCCGATTTACAACCTTAGGCTGCGGTGCAACCCCGGCCAGACAGGTTTCTTAAGCGGGGCATATGCCGACCCGATTATTGAAATGCGCATATCACGCGATGCGGGCCAGACTTGGGGGCTTTGGAAAGGCACTCAATTGGGCTTGCAAGGCGAGTATCGCAAGCGGGTGGAATGGCGAGCCTTGGGGATGGCATCGGCCCCCGGCTTTATGTGTGACATCAGATTGACTGACCCGGTGCCGCTTCGTGCATCTGCCATTTTCGTCAATGAGCCGTTCGGCGGGAGAGTTTAATGGCAACCGTAACGATTTTTGACGCCTTTCCCGAAGCTGCGGCGGAAGGCATCCACAACCTTGCATCAAACACGCTCAAGGTTGCGCTCACCAATACCGCGCCGAGCAAGTCGGCCAACACAGTGCTGGCGAACATCACCCAGATCGCGGCGGGCAATGGCTATGTAGCGGGCGGCGTGACGGCCACTGTGGCTTCGTCCTCGCAGACGGGCGGGGTCTATACCCTAATCCTGTCCGGCGTGTCCTGGACGGCCTCTGGCGGCGACATAGCGGCCAACCGTTATGCGGTGCTGTATAACGACACGGCGGCGAGCAAGAACCTTATCGCTTATGCCGACTTCGGGGTTTCGGCGGTGATTGCGAACGGCAACACTGAAACCGCTAACGGGACTTGGATTGGTGCCTGATATTACGGTTCCCGGCGCGCTGACATTTAGCGGCGGGATGCTGCGCACGGCGCGCTTGGTTCCGGCGCGGTTGCGCTACACGGCGGGCAATGTGACATCGGCGCGGGAATCGGCGGTATCGGGCTTGGCTGCGGTTCCGAAGCTTGATCGCTTGCGGCGGTTCGACAAGCTGATGAACGGCGACGAGGTTGACCTCCGGTTTCAGTTAATCTGGCAGCGCACGATGGAGGGGATCGAGGCCGCGTTTGAAGCGGTGAACCAGCGCGTTGATGACCTGTCGGCTATTCTGGCGCGGTTGACTGCTGCCGAGGAATTGGCGCAGGCGGCGAACGATACAGCGGTGGCGGCGGTGGCGCAGGTTGAAGTGGTATCGGCTGCGGTTGCCGAGACATTCACGGAAGTCGATCCGGTGTTCGGTGACAGTTTCACGGATAGGCTAGAGCCATGATCCGCCCTGCAACGCTAGGCGATATTCCGGCGTTGTTGGAGATGGGCAAGGCTTTCGCTGACGAGGCAGGCGTGACTGCCCGCGTCGGTTGGGATGACGATAGCGTGGCGGAAATGCTTGAAGGGCTGATCCTGTCGGATGACGGGATTGTTCTGGTGAGCGAGCGCGGGATGATCGGCGGGTATGTTGCGGCGCACCCGTTCAATCGCAATGCGCGACTGTTCGCGGAATTGTTCTGGCGCGCCGAGGACGGTCAGGGGTTGGCGCTCCTGAAAGCCGCTGAAGCGCAAGCAGAGGCCCGTGGGGCAACTAAGTCAGTGATGGTGGCAATGGACGGCATGGGGCGCACACAGCGGCTCTATGGGCGTTTGGGTTATGCGCCTTGCGAAATGCAATTCATAAAGGATATTGGCTGATGGGATTGGTCACAGGGCTTGCCCTTGGTGCGGCGGCGCTTGGCGCTGGCGCGTCTGCTATTTCGAGCAACAAGGCATCGAAGCGAGCAGCGCGGACTTCGCAGGACACCACCGCGTCAAACAACGCGCTGGCCCGCGACATCTACGGGCAGAACAGGCAAACGCTTTCGCCGTTCGTCAATCGCGGCAACGTGGCGGGCAACCAGATCAACGCGCTGCTCGGGCTTGGTGGTTCGCAGGAAATGGGCGGGCCTGCGCAGGTTAGCCCGAACGCCATGACACAGTTCGGCGGTTACAGCCCTGCGGGCTATGCGGACGCGGGTATGCCCTACGGCATCGGTGACGGGTTTGTCAGCACCGGCACAATGGACGGCGGCATGATAAACGCCGCGAACAACACGATGGGGCAAATGCCGACGCAAACGAGCCAGCAGGCACAGAACGCAGCCTTTGACAACTTCCGCAATTCGACCGGCTATCAGTTCCGCCTTGGCGAGGGGTTGGACGCGGTTGGCAGCACTTACGCGGGGATCGGCGGGCTTCAATCGGGCGCGGCCATGCGCGGAATTACCGATTACGGGCAGAACTTCGCGTCTAACGAGTTCGGGAATTACATCAACGCGCTCGGCAACCAGCAAGCGGTTGGCGCTGGCGGTGCATCGGCGCTTGCCGGTGTGGGCCAGAACTACGCGGGGACTGTGATTGGCTCGAACAACCTAAACGCGCAGAACCAGATGGCCGCGCAGCTAGGTCGGCAAAACCCGCTAGCCAATATGCTAGGCACGGTTGGCGGCGGCTTCTTGGGGATGGGCCGATGAATTGGGGGCCAGGAGCAGCAGGCGGGTTTCAGAACGCGCTTTCGACGGGGTTGCAGTTGGGCCAGATGGTTCGGCAGCAAAAGCAAGAAAACGCGCTGATGCAGCAGCGGCAGCAGCAGATTGATTTGCAGGGGCGGCAGTTTGAGGCAGAGCGGGAGCAAAGGGCAGCGTCCGCGCGCCGTGCAGACCTGCCAACGGTCATAAGGCTGCTTGAAACGTCAACCGATGAACAGACGTATCAGCGCAACCTGGGGCTTGCTGGGCGTTTT